ATCGAAAAGGTCAATGACTCCGATTACTTCTTTTGCTAATGGACGACCTCAAACCTGCGCCCAACGCCACCATGATTGAACGCATCAGGCACTACGTCACCACTGACCAATACGACGAAGGGGCTGCACTTGCAACTCTTGGAGATTGGTTGGAAAGGTGTGTAGCTCCTGAACTCACCTTCTGTACAGAAGATTGGGACTAGACTCCAGTTGCTCCGGGTACTAACTCGGAGCTATACTCACGTCATACTCACCTCATGCAGTCATGCCTGCCAAGCGTCAGCCCAGTGCAAGACCACGGGTCAAGGTCTTTGAAGCTCCCAAGCTTCGGACCATCGGCCAAGTGTTTCGCTACACCTTTGAGCACAAGTGGGCCGGTACATCTGGAGAAGAACCAAACCGCATCAATGCTGATGTGGTTATGGAAATCTTCGGTGCCAGTTGTCCGGTCAAACATGTGACAGAAGCGTGGTTCTGGAATCAACTTCGGACTGAGTACAAAAAGCTCAAGCCAAAGAACAGCCCAGCAACGTTGAACCGTGTGACTGGCTGCCTCAAAACAGCCGTCAAGTTCACACGAATTGCTGGTTGTCACACCCATGTGGAACACCAAGCCAGCACCAAAATTCCAGAGAAAAAAGTCCGCTTTTCGTACTACACGCGAGAGGCGGTTGAACAGTTCCATCACTACGCTTGGGACCACCTGGAAGATCCATACCTGGCACATGCCATTTATATGGCTGTGTACACAGGAATGAGACAAGGCGAGATGCTTCGGCTTCGCTGCGCTGACATTGACTTCGACCGTGAAGTTCCTGTCATTTGGGTGGGGGGCAATCCAGATCTCGGTCAAACCACAAAAAATGGTGACTACAGAGAGATGCCCATTTGCCCCGAGCTAAACGACAGTGCTATCTGGCTGAAACGTCATTGCTCACGCCGCGATCAGAATTTGTTTGCTCAGTACGAGCCGACAAAGGCTGGCGGCAAGTTGCTGCGTGATCATTTCCGCTTGATCTTGGAGCTGCCTTGCTTTGGCGACAAGTACGCCAACAAAAAGCAGTTCACCTGGCACACCCTGCGTCACACCTTTGCCACTTGGCTTGGTGAGCAAAACAGTTCCGCCACGGTCGCTGAGATCGGTGGGTGGAAGGACAGGAAAATGGTGGAGCGGTATTGCCACGCCACCGACGCCGCTAAGCAACGTGCCATCAACACCTTTGGCAAGGCTGTAGCTGCTGGACAACAAACACCTGCCCTTCCAAGCGGACTGGACAAGCTGTTGACACTTGAGCCAGCCAAGCTAGACAGGTTGCTAAAGCTCGCCGCAGTGGCTGAATCCTTCTGATTTAGGTACTAGCGACTTTGCAACTACACACCGTTTCAGCGATCTGGTAAGTTTTCCAGGTCGCCATGGGCCGGGCAAAACCCAGTCCAGCACTTAAGCGGATGTGGCGGAATTGGTAGACGCGCTAGTTTCAGGTACTAGCAACAGATACACACCCCGGCGGCCATAGGGCCGCTTTTTTATTGGCATCACAAGGAAGTTACACACCTTGTACTAACCCGTGAAACTAAAACAGCTATCTCAACAGGAAATAGAGAAGTTGTCCCCTGAGCAATACGCAATGTATCTCGCTTATGGCGACCCCGATGTAACTGAACTCTCTGAGGAAGAGATGGATTGTTACATCAAGCAACACAAAGAGTTCGATCTTTAACACCAAATGTCCAAAAACCGCTACGTTTTTAGCACCACCCTGGAAGGATTTATCAACGTTGGTGAACCTTCCGGCAAGTACAATAACTGCTGTTTCAGTTTCCGTATTCCAGATTCTGTACTGGAAGAGGCTGAAAAAGACCGCCAAGAATTGCTTGCCTGGGTAGAAACAAAAGTCACAGGTAGGGTCACTACTAATGTTCCTAAGTGGGACGAAGAGGGCCTAGTTAAGTACAGTTTTGACGGCGATACGGGCCGTGCTCGTCCTGTATTTGTCGATTCAGATGGTGATCCTCTCGATATTAGTGTCCTTAAAACTGTTGCTAAAGGGACCAAAGTTAAGATCATTTGTCAACAAGTTCCGTACACAAAGCCGGCTAAGGGTACAACTCTCAAGGTGCTGGGTGTCCAGGTTATTGAACTCCAAGCCATGAATGGTGCATCGGATAGTGGATCTCTTTCCACTGAAGATGTGGTTGCAATGTTTGGAACAACCGACGGATTCAAGGCAAGTGAGCCTCAAGTAAAGCAGGCAAATGCTGAGCCTGTTGCAGCTGGAGGGTACGACTTCTGACCATGTGTGAACTCAAAACCAACTTTGAAGTGTCTAAAGATGAACACTTCTGCATTTACAAAGGCACTCTGGACATCCAGTTGCCCCCTATTTCTGTTACCAAGTACAAGGCAGACCGCAATGATTTCAAGTACGAGATGTCTCGTGCTGTCACTGAAATCGTTGAGGAGATTGTTCAAAAAGCCCTAGATGATTGATGCCTAAGTTCCGCTCCGGTTTGGAGGAGCGGGTGGCTGAGCAACTTGAATCCAAGAACATTCCCTTCTTGTATGAGGCGCAGAAGTTTAAATATGTGTTGGAGTCTCGATACACACCAGACTTTATTTTAAAGAATGGTGTTGTCCTAGAGATAAAAGGATTCTTCAAGCCATCAGAAAGGCGGAAACATGTTGCTCTTAAAGAACAGCATCCCGACCTAGATCTGAGGTTTGTGTTTCAACGAAACAACACACTTACCCGTAACTCTAAAACTCGCTACTCGGATTGGTGCGACAAGCATGGATTCAAGTGGTGCATTTATCCCAACATTCCTGATGACTGGCTGTCATGAGTCTTGAAACAGATGTGTTCTATCAACTCGATTCCTGGGTTTATGACCGGGAACGGGAGGGCACACCCCTCGTGGAAATCATTGACATTCTCCGCGAATACCTAGAAATCCTTGAAGATGTTGACAACGGATGAAGAATCTTTCGTCACTCAAGCTCACCTTCCCTGTCCAAGTTGCAGCAGCAGTGATGCTTACTGCCTCTATTCTGACGGCCACGGTTATTGCTTTTCTTGCGGATCCTACACGTCTGGTGAAGGGTCAGATCACGAACAAACTCAAAGAGCTAGAACAATCGACTACTCAGGGGATTACACCGGGATCAAGTCCCGAGGACTTTATGAGGATACGCTCAGAAAGTTCAACGTCAGGGTTGATTCAGGTCCCGTAATTCGGTTTCCGTATCACGATCAAGCCGGTCGAATCGTTGGGTACAAAGAAAGAACTCTTAACAAAGAGTTCCGTTGGCACGGCAAAAACAGCGATAACCAGCTGTTTGGGCAGCAATTATTCGGTGGTGGCAAGTCTGTTGTCATCACTGAAGGCGAAATTGATGCCCTTTCCGTCTGGCAGGCCCGTCCGAAATGGCCTGTTTTGTCAGTTCCCAACGGTGCCAAGGCTGCAAAAAAGGCTATTTCTGCTCAGTTGCCATACCTGATGGGCTTCGATGAAGTCATTTTCATGATGGATAACGACTCGGCAGGAGTGGCCGCGGCCGAGGAATGTGTTCAATTATTCCCATTCGGTAAGGCTTTCCTTGCTTCTTTGTCTGAGTACAAGGATGCGAGCGAAGCCTTGCAGGCTGGTGATAGTGAGGCTATTCGTCAAGCTATCTGGAATAAAAGAACTTATACGCCCGCTTCTATCGTCGATGGACGAACACTCTTCGAGCTTGTATCTACACCGCTACATACAAGCGATGTTGATTATCCTTTCCCTTCTCTCAATTCTGTTACTTCCGGCTTGCGAGCGGGCGAACTTGTGGTCCTTACCGCAGGTTCTGGAACGGGTAAATCGACGCTAGCTGCTGAAATCTGCAGTCATTTAGTTGATGCAGATGTTGGCTCGGTGGGATACATCGCACTCGAAGAATCAGTCAAGAGAACTGCTCTCAGGCTGATGAGTATCAAAGCAAACAAACCACTTCACTTAAATAATGAAGTTCCAACAGACGAACTCAGAACCGCTTTTGATAGCAGTTTGGGTGGTGGTCGCGTATTCCTTCGGGATGGTTTCGGGAGTGTTGATCTCGACTGCATCCTTAATGACATCCGTTTCTTAGTCGCACATCACGGCGTTAAGTGGATCATTCTTGATCACCTATCCATCCTTATCTCTGGATTAGAGATGGACAATGAGAGACAAACTATTGACCGCTGCATGACAATGCTGCGTTCATTCTGCGAAGAGACTGGTGTCGGAATGATACTTATCTCCCATCTTCGCCGCTCTCAAGGTGACAAAGGTCCGGAGGATGGAGCAAAGATCTCTCTTCAAATGTTGAGAGGATCGCACTCGATTGTTCAACTTTGTGATGTCTGCATCGCCGTGCAAAGAGACATCAGTGGAGGTGATAACTCCGCTGAACTTGTCGTTCTCAAAAACAGGTTCACCGGCCGTACAGGCCCTGCTGGAACCCTTACCTTCGACCAGGAAACTGGCCGTCTTACTGAATCCCTCACTGCTGCATCTTCATCTTCTGATGACTACACCGACTTCTAGGAAGCATCTAGTTCTGTTCAAAAAGCAGAGCTGCCCACCCTGTGGGCGTGTTGCTCAGCGCCTGGAATCAATTATCTCCAGGGAACCGGACTTAGTTCACCAAATCTCTGTGCTGCGTAAGGAGTATCACTCTGCTCTTCTCATCGCATACGAGATCGATATGTTTCCAACCATGCTGCTAGTTGATGATCTTGGTCAAGAACTAGATCGCTGGGTTGGTGGCACTGCCTGCTACGACGCTCTTCATGATGAGCTGAAAGAATGCAAGGCAATGAACCTATGAGATTAGTTGCTGACATTGAAACGAATGGACTTCTTAGACAAGACAGTCCAGTCATCCATTGTTTAGTTACACAGGATCTCGATACGGGACAAGTTGTTTGCTACGACGATGAGGGCTCAGATAATGAGCCCATCGTCACTGGCATCAAATATCTGATGGAAGCAGACGAGGTATGGGGGCACAACTTCCTTTCCTTTGATACTGAATTCATCAAAGAGATCTACCCGTTTTTCAAACCCAAAAAGATCTATGACACTTTGATCTTGAGTCGGTTGTTTTTCACCGATTTGTTAGATCGAGACTTCAGATCTAAGCCAGCCAACATGCCAGCAAACATGTATGGCCGTGCCTCACTCGAAAGTTGGGGGTTTCGTCTGGGGCGCTACAAGTCTGAGTTCGGCAAAACCACTGACTGGTCTGAGTATTCAGCAGAGATGCTGGCGTACTGCATCCAAGACGTGGCAGTCAATGTCGAGCTATGCAAACTCTTCGAGCCAAAGCTGGAACAGTACAAAGCTTGTATTGAGACAGAGCATCGCCTTGCTGAGGTGATGGCATGGCAAGAACGAGAGGGCTGGGACTTCAATGTCCGCAAGGCTCATGAGC